CAAGTTTATATAGTTAGATCTCTGGTTCCTAGTAGAGATATTGGATTCTTGCCAGGAACAATTGAAGAAAAATCTGAACTATATCAATCACCATATCGTCATATGGTAAAATATATGTTTGAACAACAAAGTGATGATGCATTTAATTCACTTTATGATAGATTGRTTGAACAAGGTACTATTAAATTTCTAACAACTTCTTTTATTCGTGGAATCACATTAGATAATTCTATCATTATTGTTGATGAATCTCAAAATTTAACTTTCTGGGAATTAAATTCTATTATTACTAGAGTTGGACAAGATTCAAGAATTATTTTTGCAGGGGATATTGATCAAACGGAYTTAAGAAGAGAAGAGTCRGTTGGATTTACAACCATGTTAGCTATACTTTCAACTATGGATGAAGTTGAATGTGTTGAATTCGGTTTAAATGATATAGTTAGATCAGGATTTATAAAATCATATTTAATCGCTAAAATGCAAGTAGGAAAATAGTTTACAATGAAAATTTTGGTTTATAATATACATATGTTAAGGAGATAAAATGAAATTAATGACTACTAAAATTTTTTCAAAGATAATAGAAGAAAAATCAATTGAACTTGATTTAGAACTACTTGATACAATAACTTGGTATTGTGAGGAGAATGGTATTGAAATTGAATCTGCGGCTAAAATGTTAACTAAAAATTTAAAGGAGAAATTATATTACGATGCGTCTAAATTAAGATATGTAAAAAAAGAACCAGAATTGCCATTATGAACCAATGGAATGAATGGGTTGCTTGTAATTTTTATATAGGAATTAGAAGTCATTTCGGTAATGATAATTTCAACTTTATTGATATGTTTAGAAATAATTACTGCTTCTATAATACAGAAAATTACAAAAAAAGAAATGATAAAGTACTATTTCGTAGATTGTCGCAACAATATAAGAAAGAAGATTTTGTTAAGTATATAATATCAAATATTGTTTATAAGTCCACATCAAAAGATCAAGCAACAAGAATGCATTTATCTGAAATGAATGAAGATAATTTAAAATCTTGGAGAGGGAAAACAGAAAGTTTATTTTACAATTTCAAGTCTGATATTATAAAATTATTGGACAATGTAGATTCTTTTGAAAATTTGTTTATTTGCACAAAAGATACTATACCACCATTATTACAAATAAACACATCAATAGAAACTTTAACAATATTAAATTCATTTGTTGGATTTTCTAATAAATTTGATAAAGAAATGAACCATTATATTTGGCCTCATATCGGATTCAAAGTGAAGAATTATAACATTTTACTTAGTCACTTTACTAATTATGATTCTAAAAAGTATAAAAATTTTTTAGTGGAAATCATCGGAGAAAAGAAATGAATAAAAATGAAAGAAATTAAAAATACCTTGAACAAGAAAATAACGAACTTAAAACATAAAATTAAAGATTTAGAATATGAAAATGCAGAACAACAAGTGAAAGATGAAGTTTTATGGGACAATTTAAAATGTGAAAACGGGGCATTAAAAGTAGAATAAATCGAGAGGATAAATTATAATGGAATTAACTGAACAATCTTTAAAACTTTTAAAAGATTACTATATGAAAGAAGGAGAAACTGATCCTTCAGAATCATTCAAGAGAGCAGGAAATGCATTTTCTGGAGGGGATAAACAATTAGCTAAAAGGATATATTCGTATATTGATAAGGGTTGGTTTATGTTTTCTTCACCAATCTTATCAAATGCTCCAGAAATAAACAAAACTCCAAAAGGATTACCAATTTCGTGCTTTCTTGGGTTTGTTCCAGATTCATTAAAAGGATTGATAGAACACACATCTGAATTAAGATGGTTATCGGTAAAGGGTGGTGGTGTTGGTGGGCATTGGTCATCTGTAAGATCTGTGTCAGATGTTGCACCAGGCCCAATACCATTCCTTCACACAGTTGATTCTGATATGACTGCATACAAACAAGGAGTAACAAGAAAAGGTTCTTATGCCGCTTATATGGATATCTCGCATCCAGACATTATGGAATTTATGTCATTAAGAATTCCTACGGGGGATGTCAATAGAAAGTGTCTTAATATACATCATGGGGTTAATGTACCAGATTCATTTATGGATGCAGTTAAAGATGATTTGGTGTGGGAACTTGTTGATCCAAAAACTGGTGAACAAACCGATACATTAATGGCTCGTGAACTTTGGGAAACTTTACTGGAGACAAGATATAGAACTGGAGAACCTTATATCTATTTTATTGACACGGCAAATGATGCATATCCACAAACACAAAAAGATCTTGGGTTGATATCTAGGGGTTCTAATCTTTGTGCAGAAATAACACTTCCAACAAATGAAGAAAGAACTGCTGTGTGTTGTTTAAGTTCATTAAATTTGGAAACATATGATGAATGGAAAGATTCGAATTTAGTTAAGGATCTAACAACATTTCTTGATAATGTTGTTCAATATTTTATTGATAATGCTCCAAATGAAATATCTAAAGCTAGATATTCTGCAACTAGGGAAAGATCTATTGGTATTGGTGCCATGGGTTTTCATAATCTATTAATGAAGAACTCTATTCCATTTGAATCCCAAGGTGCCGCAGAATTGAATGAAGAGATATTTCAGTACATTCAATCAGAAGCAATTGAGCAATCTTTAATTCTTGGTGATGAACGTGGTGAATGTTTGGATATGATTGGTACTGGTCGTAGAAATGCAAATCTTATTGCAATTGCACCTAATGCAAATTCTTCTTCAATTGCAGGGACATCACCATCAGTAGAACCAATTAAGGCAAATGCATTTGTGCATCGTACACGCGCCGGTTCTCATTTAATTAAGAATAAATGTCTTGAAAAATATTAGTAGAAAAACAACAAAATACTAATTTCTGTGTGGAATTCAATTATTAGTAATAATGGGTTCCCGTTCAACATCTAGAGTTCTTTACAGAACACGAAAAGGAAGTATTTAAAACTGCAATTGAAATTGATCAGAATGCAGTTGTTCGTCTAGGTGGACAAAGAGCTAAGTATGTGTGTCAATCACAAAGTCTTAATGTTTTTTTCCCTGCTGGAGTTGATAAAGAATATTTACATAATGTACATTATAATGCTTGGAAAGAAGGTAACAAATCATTATATTATTTAAGAACAGAAACTTCTAATAAAACAGAAATTTTATCAGAAAAAATTAAACAAAATACAATGAAAGATTATGATGGAGAAGATCAAGAAACTTGCACTTCTTGTCAAGGTTAAATTAAAATGAATATAACAGTTCTAAAGTCTAAAATTCATAGAGTAGAAATAACAGATTGTAATTTAAATTATGAGGGGTCTTGTGAAATTGATGAAAATATACTTAATTTAGCTGGAATTGGATTATATGAACAAATTCATATTTATAATGTGAATAATGGTAAAAGGTTTGTTACATAYGCTATTMATGGGGAGGCKGGTTCTGGTRTTATATCACTTAATGGTGCAGCGGCAAGACTTGGGAATGGTGGGAGATGTGATTGTTATTGNGCTTATGGAGAAATTAATCAATCTGAAATTAAAGATCACATTCCATC